GTGGCTACCACCAATACGGTAATAAACACATTTTTGATTTTTGCGATAATTGTTTTAGATCGTTTAGAGGTTGGATAATTAAAAATAGGGAGGAAAAATGAGAGAGTTAAAAGATAAACATAAAAAACTAGTGCCAAGTATTATGAAACATTTTAATTTAGACGATAGTTTTATTATTTTAAAAGACTATCAAGTGTTTGACGAGAATACTAAAGGCAACTGGTTAGTAATGAAAAAAGGTAAAATATGCTTTATTATTTATCGTGAATACGTTAAAAAGTTGTTTGGAGAGTAGATTATGTATGCTATACGTAACTATACAAATACAAAGTGTGAGCTAGAAATGGCAAAAACACGATTAAACTTACTTATGGATCGTAAAGAGAAACTTTATTGTAAGTATTTTCCTATTACACCTAAACTAAAAGATGTTATGGTGGACGGAGGAGAACACAATAACGATAAAATGGCTGATTATGTACACGAACTATACGAGGTAGATATTGGGACTGGTAAAAGTTTAGCTGGAGAGATAGAGTACGAACAACAAAACGTTGATAAATTACAAGGATATCTTGATACAATGGCGGATAGTTTAAGTAAAATGGCTGGTATTGAGTATCAATTATTTTACGAGATAGTATATAAAGGTGTTAAAATAACTAGAGCTGTTGAAAACATAGCAACCGCTAACGGTATTGAGCCAGTAACGATATGGAAAAACTACTACAAAAGAATAAGAAAACATATAAATAAAGTAAAAAACTTTTCAAAAGTATAGTGATTATACAGTAAAAAGTATGTTATTATATAAACTGAGATAGGACGCTTAAAGAGGCGTCTTTTTGTTTTGGAGGCTATAATGGACTATATAATTATGTGTGGTGGTGTGTATGATAATTTCACTTTACCAAAACAATTAAGCGTCATTAATGGCGAGAGACTTGTTACTAGGACTATTAGATTATTACAAGAGAACGGTATAAAAAGAGAAAACATTTATATTAGCTCTAATGACGATAGGTTTGATAGTCAAGGTGTAATGAGACTACGACACCCAAATAGTTATAAATATGAAAACGGTAAGATATATGGTTATTGGTTAGACGCCTACTATCCAACGGATAAACCTTGCGTATATCTACACGGCGACGTCTATTATAGTGAGGACGCAATTAAAAGGATCGTTAATTATGACGCTAAAGTAAATACCTTTATTGGTAATGAAATAGCACGTAATAAAGAACATAAGAACTGGGGAGAGCCTTTTGGTTGGATAGTAGTTAATCAAGAGGAGTTTAGAAAAGGTATAGCTGAAACTAATAAGCTACAAGACGAGGGTAAACTAGAGCGTGGATATGCAATTAGTTGGGAGTTATATAGAGTACTAAACGGACTTGACCCAAATAAACAATACATTAATGACGATACATATTTAAGTATCAATGACGAGACAATAGATATTGACGCTCCATATCAAATAGCCGAACTGAATAGGAGGTTAAATGATAGAGAGTAAAAACATATTTTATATATCTAATTTTAATGTTATTGGTGGTGTTGAGACCTTTATATATGAACTGGCTAAAAAGTATAAAGACTATGATATAGCTGTTGTATATAATACCGGTAATGTAAATCAAATAAGACGACTAAAAAAATATATAAGGGTGTATAAATACGAACACCAAAAGATAAAATGCGATAAAGCATTTTTTAATTATGAAACTGATATTATTGATAATGTTGAGGCAAAAGAATATATCCAAATAATACACGCCTTATTTAAAACTCAACAAAACCTAACACCTCGTTTAGACCCAAAGATAACATCTTATCTATGTGTTAGCGAGAGAGCTGGTAAAGAGTGGGAAGAGTTAACGGGGTTTAAGCCTAAGTTGTGTAGAAACCCACTAGAGTTGGTAGACGAGGATAAACAAGATGTGATATACCTAATATCCGCCACACGTTTAACAAGTGAAAAAGGTAGAGACCGTATGATACGACTAGCTGAGGAGTTAGAAAAAGCGGGTATTAAATATCTATGGTTTGTATTTACAAATGATAGGAGCGTATTTATTAGTGATAATGTTGTTTATGTATCTCCTAGACTTGATATAAGACCTTATATAAAAAGTGTTAAAGGTAAAGGATATGGAGTACAGCTAAGCGATAGTGAGGGCGACTGTTACTTTACTAGAGAGTGTGAGGCGTTTGGAGTACCGCTAATAGTAACACCTATCCCAAGTTTTAAAGAGCAAGGGTTAGTTGAGGGTAAAAATTGTTATTATGTACCTTTTGATATGATAGATGTAAATGTAGAGAGATTTAAAAAGATACCGAGTTATGATCCATACATTACTCAAGATAAATGGGGAGATATCCTAGTCAAGAGTAAATCAAGACTTAAAGAAGAACAAAACAAAGAGTATCTAGTAGAGGCGTTAGAAACTTACGAGGAGTATAACGTAACTGATACTGTGTTAGGATATGTACCTACAAGAGGAGAACAATTTAAAGTAAATAGTGATAGGTTGGGTGTCTTACTTGGAGAAAACGACGATAATAGAGTTTATGTTAAATTGATAAAGGAGGTAAAATAATGCCAAATGTAATTAAAGTAACTCCTAATGAAAAGGGAGAAATATTTATTACCTTATATGGTACTAGATATCAAATAGTGGTTGAACAACCAAAAGAGGTTGTTAAGCCAGTTAAAAATAAAAAATAATTTAAGGAGGTGGTAGTTTATGGCTAGAAATTATAGACCTTATAAAAAAGGCGATAAACTAACTCCTAAACAAGAGCGTTGGTTAGACGAGTATATTAAGACCAACGATTATACGACAGCCTCTCGTAATGCTGGATATAGTGGTAGTAATGATAATTTACGAGCTATTGGTTATCAAAATAGTTTAAAGTTTAAAGAGTTACTAGTAGAGAGACGTAAAGAGTTATCCAAAGAAATAAAAAAGGAAACAGTAGCCAGTCTTGACGAGATATTTGAGTTTTGGACAAAAACTTTTACTAACAAAAACGAATATATGAAAGATAGACTAAAAGCTAGTGAGTTACTAGCCAAGGCTAAAGGTGGTTTTGTTGAAAAAGTGGAGGTTAAACCAATTATAACGGACTGGTTTATAGACGAGGATAACGATAATGGCTAGACGATTAAACCCAAATATCTTTAATGAGTGGGTTTATAAGATTATAGGAGACTACACACACCGTATAGAGGTATACAAAGGTGGTGCTGGTAGTGGTAAATCGTTTGGAGCCACACAAAAGATATTATTAAAAGCCTTAAAATATAAACGAACAGTACTAGTAATACGTAAGATACAACGTACAATAAAACACTCTATTTGGGCGTTATTCATAACACACTTACGAAATAGTGGTTATTATGATCAATGTAGAATAAATAGGAGTGATTTTGAGATAGAGCTACCTAATGGCTCTATTTTTATATTTAAGGGACTTGACGACGAGGAAAAGATTAAATCAATAGACGGTATCACGGATATAGTAGTGGAAGAGGCTACCGAGTTAACTGAGGACGAGTTTACACAGTTAAACTTACGTCTAAGAGCTTTAGTAGATTATCCACAAATATATTTGATGTTTAACCCCATATCAAAGAAAAACTGGGTATACAGTTACTTTTTTACTGGAGATGTGGCGGATAACATACTGATTATTGAAACTACATACAAAGACAATAAGTTTTTGAGTGCTGAGTATGTAGCCGAACTGGAGAGGTTGCAATATAGAAACCCCGCTTATTATCGTATTTATACTTTAGGAGAGTTTGCTACGTTAGATAAACTAGTCTTTAGTACATATACAACCAAGATAATAAGTGAGAACGATATACAAGGTTTAAGTCGTTGGATAGGTTTAGACTTTGGGTATATAAATGACCCGTCGGCTCTTGTTTGGGGTTATATTGATACGCTACATAAAAAGATATATGTAGCTGGAGAGTATGTACGTAAAGGTATGAAAAATGACGAGATAGCTGAGACAATGTTAGACTTAGGACTTGCAAAAGATAAAAGTTTTGGGGATAGTGCTGAGCGTAAGAGTATTGACGAGATAAAAGATAAAGGTATCAATATAGAGCCAACCGAAAAAGGTAAAGGCTCAATAATACACGGTATCCAATGGATACAACAGTACGAGCTAATAGTAGACGAGCGTTGTTATAAAGTTATTGAGGAGTTGGAAAACTACACGTGGAAAAAGGATAAAAAGACTGGCGAGTATATAAATGAGCCAGTTGATACGTTTAATCATACGATAGACGCTATACGATATGGTTTAAATAAATATATAAAAGGAACAAAAACACCAAAGGTTTATGTAAAACCTATTGGACTATAAGGTTATGAAAATTAAGATAAAAAATTATGATTATGAGATTATTGAGGTTGATAATACTGATAAAGATTTTATGGAAAACGGAGACCTAAAGCTATTTGGTCAAACAATATATAGTAAACAATTAATTAAACTATATAAAGATTTACCTTTTCCTAGAAAGCGTGAGACGTTAATACACGAATTGACACACGCTTTTTATGATGTATACCTTAATAGTTATCATATAAAGGATAAGTTTGACGAAGAGGATATCGCTTGCTTTATGGGTACATATAGCGAGGATATTTTAAATATTGTAAATGATTATTTTAAGAAATAAGGAGGTGTGATATATGTATACATTATCTAAGGATACAAAGATAACAAATAAAGTATTAAATGACGTTATAGCATATAACGAACAATATAAAGATAGATTAAAAAGGTTAGGTTATTATTATGTTGGTAAACACGATATATTTGATCGTACCCGTGAAAATGAGGGAGCCAAAAATAATAAAGTAATGATTAACCACGCTAAATACATCACGGACACCAATGTTGGTTACCTATTAGGTAACCCAGTTGATTATCAAGTAGGAAAAGACGAAAACGACCAGCCTTTATATGATATCCAACCATTATTAGACGCATATAAAAAGCAAACTATTAATGACTTGGATACTGAAATCGCTAAAGATGTTAGTATATTTGGTTATCAATACGAGTATGTATATGCTAATGAAGATAGCGAGCCTCGTAGTTGTGAAATAGATAACGAAAACGCTATTATTGTATATGACGATACAGTAGAACATAAAAAACTATTTGGTTTAATATATAGACCAATAAACGAGGGTACTAAGTTTAAATACTGGGATATTATTTTTATAGACGATAAAAAAGAGGTACATTACAAGAGTAATGATAAGACATTAACTAAAGAGGGAAAAGAAACAGTCCACTCTTTTGGTAAAGTACCTTTAATATGTTATAAGAATAACCCCGAGTTTTTAGGAGACTTTGAGCCAGTTATTAGTTTAATTGACGCATATAACCTATTACAAAGTGATAGAGTTAATGATAAGGAGCAATTAGTAGACGCTATATTGTGTATGTATGGTTTTGATTTTGACGACGAGCAAGCCGAACAATTAAAAGAGAGCCGTATGTTAGCAAATATACCAACTGACGGTAGAGCTGAGTACTTAATTAAGCAACTAAACGAAAATGAGGTTGATGTATTAAGAAAAACACTAGAAACTGACATACATAAAATTAGTATGGTGCCTAATATGAGTGATGTTAACTTTGTTGGTAACTCAAGTGGTGTAGCAATTAGATATAAATTACTTGGTTTTGAGCAAAATATTAAAAATAAAGAGCGTTATATGGAAAAAGGACTTATGGAGCGTTTTGAGTTATATAATCACTTTTTAAAAACTATCTCAAAAATGGAAGAGGTACCTATTGAAGAGGTAGACGCTGTATTTAAACGTAATTTACCAAGTAATGACTTTGAAATTAGCCAAATGATTAATAACTTGAGTGATTTAGTAGATAAAGAGACATTAATAAGCCAGTTATCGTTTATAAAGGACGCTAGCGAGATAGTTAAGTTAAAAGAACAAGAGGACGAGGTTAACCAACCTAGTGATCCATATAACGAGGCTTTTAAAAATAACGAAATGAGCGACGCTAATAACGAGCCTACACAGTTAGTAGCTGATAATCTAAATGTAACTGAATAATAGGAGGTGTAAGCTATGGCTAAAACATCTACCTACTGGGACAAAAGAGCGTTAATGAGATTAAATGACGCTGAAAAATCAAGCGAGGCTTATATTAAGCGTGTTAAAAAGATATATAACCAAGCCTACAAGGATATTGATAAACAATTAGCAAGTGTATATCGTAATTACAGTAATGAGACTGGTTTAGATATACAAAAACTAAAAGAACTACTTACTCGTAGTGAAACAAAAAAGACTTGGGAGCAAATGAAACGCCAAGGGTTAGATAAATACATTAAAGAGAACTATAAATCTCGTATATCAAGACTAGAACAACTACAAGCTCAAATATATGCGAGAGCAAAAGCAATATATCCAAAAGAAGAGTTACAAAATACAATGTGTTATAAAGGAGTAGTAAATCAAAGCTACTATAAAACAATGTATGATACTCAAATGGGTACTGGATATAACTTTAATTTCTCTACTATTGACGATACTGTGGTAAACACATTATTAAAAGAGCCTTGGAGTGGTAAAAATTATAGTGAGCGTATATGGGGTAACACCGATATACTAGCCGATAGTTTGAGTGAGGTACTTGGAGGAGCTTTATTAAGTGGTCAAGGTATAGAGTTAACGGCTAAGCAATTAAGAGATCGCTTTAATGTGAGTAAATATTATGCTGAGCGACTAATAAGAACTGAAACCAACTACTTTAACAATGAGGCTGACGCTATGGCTTATGAAGAAATGGGCGTAAAACAATATGTGTTTGTAGCCACACTAGATAATAGGACAAGTGCAATATGCCAAAGTATGGACGGTAAAGTATTCAAGTATAGTGAACGTGCGGAGGGTGTTAATTATCCACCGCTACACCCAAATTGTCGTAGTAAGACAAGAGGATATCTTGGTAAAGAGGCTGAAAAAGACCTAAAACGTAGAGCTAGAAACCCTATAACTGGTCAAACTGAGATAGTTGACAATATTAGTTATAAAGAGTGGGCTAAAAATGTTATGGGTATTGATAATAAAAACCAAAAAGGGTATAATAATGTTAGTTTAACCGGTACTG